TCCGCCGCCGGAACCAAAAGACGTAGAAGCTGTGCCGTTGGTTCCGGCGGCGGTATATTGAGCGCCGGGCCCGAATATCGTACCGCCCGGCAGAGCGCCAACAATAAGCCCTGCTGCCTGCGAAATCATGTTAATGCTAGCGCTTCCAACATTTGAGGTTATATTTCCGCCCGTAGGGGCTGGGCTATTTAGTGAGAACGTATCAAATTGGCCGCCTGACGGCCCTGCGATTGGGCCGCCTCGTCCGCCAGGGCAACTGATACCAGCGCCAAACGACGACGTCCCTCCGTTACCGCCCGCCGAAGCCGTTACCCCAGCGCCACCAGCCCCGACTACAACAGTTGCACCTGAAAACCCAGAAGACAGAAGGCTCTTGGCGTATGAGCCTGCGCCACCAGGCGCACCGATTGCATTCTGCCCTGCGCCTGTTGCTACTGCACCACCGCCCGCGCCGCCTGCAGCCTGAACTTCTACGATTACTCTCGCGGTGCCTGGTGTTGGCGTATAAGTGAAGGTGCCGGGAGTACTGAAAATCTGAGGCGCACCAAGCAGCCTACCTCCAGACGTATTCACACCAGTACTAGCAATCAATACCCACGAACCCCCACCAATAGATGAGTTCCACTGAAGCCACACATCGCCATTTACAGAGATAACTCCCATTGTTAGGGCTGTATGACCAGTACCAACAATGGGGGCTGCTGTAATAACACCATTATTTGGTGTAAAGGTAGATGCGCCGGTGTTGGCATTGAGTGCCTTAAACCTCAACACCATACCATCAACAAGTGTTTTTACTACAGGAACATAGTCAGCTTTATAGGTGTTTGCTGTGCCCGTATCCAATGCATAAATAGGGCTGCCAGACTGGTTTCTGAAGGCTTGGCGCCAGTATGAATTAGTGGTATCTGTGGTTGGGTTTTGGTTGGTGCTGCTTTGCACAGCTTCGTAAATAAGACCATCACTACCTTGTACAAACGCTTTAGGGGCAGATGCAGTGAAGTAGTAATCTTGTGTACTAGACCAAACACTAATACCCTTTTGGAAGATATGAACAAGAGCATTATCTTGACGATTCTGTGACCAGTTCTCCCACTGAAATGGTGGAACTTCAGCAGTCCAACCAGTTTGAATCTTAGCGTTGCTAGGAGCTACAATAGCCCCACCACTTGACCATTGGTAGGTAAAGTCTGGACGTGAAATCTCTGTCATTTAATAATTTCCTTTGTTAGATGAGCTGAGCATATTGCCCACCCAATGATAAATCGCTCAAGTCTCCATACCCTTTGGCATTAGGAAAGCCTTGAAATCCAAAAACGTTATCAGCAATAAATTCCCCAAAGTTCACTCTTACACCAATTGGTTTTGGAATGAATCTTGAAGGGTAACCAGAAGAATATGAGGTGTAGTTGAGCAATACTTTTTCAAAAGATGTAAGCTCTCTGCCCATCATCAAAGTAAATTCAGCATTACCTTCAGCAACAATCAAGTTGATATCAATACCGAAGACAAACTGCATAAATTCAATAAATTGATTTGGTGTTGCATTTGTATTATTCTTAATAATCTTAGCTTTAATAAACAAACGATACTGTTCGTCTGTCAGTAGTGTGTTACCAGCTAGTGGATTATTGATATCGTAATACGGGCCACCTAAAGATGGATTGTTCAAGTCGCCATATGACTGAGCATCTGGATAACCAACAAAAGCAAAGAAGGTAAGAAGTGCTGTGTCAATAAGTTCTCTAGGTTGACCAACAATATCTCCAATGATGTCTAGTTGAGCACCGACAGCAGTGTCAAGAGAACGTTCTTGCATAAGTTGACGGAAGACTTCTTGAAGCTCAATCTTTCCGCCAAGGAGGAGTTGGAGGTACTTATCGAACACGATTGGCCCAGAACCGTCAGCATCTAGCATAAATTGCTGAGTTACACGAGAACGAGCAACAGAGAGGTATTCTTCTATGAAAAATTGATTTAGCTCAGACATAGAAGCCCCTTATGTAATGATGATGTTGACGCTTGACAGGGATGCTATCTGGTCAAAGTTTATAACTACGTTACTAGTACCGACAGGACTTGGTGAAGTGCCAATCTTCAAAGATACAACTTCATGGCCGGGGATAGAATTTATTGGAGTATACAAACGGCTATAAATAACATCATCACCTGTACCTAAGTTATCAGCGAAGTATTGAATCAAGGCACTCTGGATAGCTGCGTTACCATTAGCTGGGAAGTTGACATTAGTGGTGATGTCAATACTAATGTAGATAACAACAGGGGTTGGTCTAGAGAAGCTTACGTCGTGAGCGATGCCCTGTATATCGTTAATTGATACGGTAGTATTGCCATAACTCAAAATACCAATTGGTTTGTTATCCCAAATAGCATTTGCAATATCTGTACTCAAACCACCAACAACGATTGGAAGAAAGCTGTGTGCAGGAACACCATTACCATCTACAACACTTGTATCATTCTCATAAATAGTTACTTCACTAACATTATCTAAGTTGATGAGAGCGGAGTAGATAGCATCTAAAGTGTTAGTTGCACGATCAAACTTACCGTTACGAAAGCGTAAACGAAGCTGCTCATCCGTCTCACGATCTTCGCCGGGAGTTGCTGCAATTGGGTTGATTACACTGTCCCAACCAAGCATCGGTGTGAGGATAGTGTCAACGGTGTTTGCAGGCTGTACGATAATGCCGGAATTAACAGCAACAACTTCACCAACTGTTCGTACTTTGTTAATACCAAGATTAACAGATGTTGTAAAGTTAACAGTCTGGAAGATATCTAAACGATCAATTACAAGCGTTGTGCCAACAACTGAAGATACAAGACTAGGATGAGCACCAGCAATAACGCCTTGCAACCCAGCCAAGATTTCAGCTACAGTAGCACTTGCATCAGATGTAAATGTGATGGTGTTAGAGGTTGTTGTATTGGTATAAGTGATGGTGTAAGCTGTGCTATTCTGTAAGGTGACTACGGAGACGGTGATACCGCTAGCGTTGCTGGGAGATAGAGAAATAGCACCAACTGTAGTGAATTGTTCACCAGTTGTAGAGCTACTTACTGTCTGTCCAACAGGGATAAGAGTGTTCGTATCCCCAGCTACCAGAATAGATGATGTGGTGAAAGTTTGTTCTTTACGTGTAATACCAGCGTATGCTACCAGATTATCTAGAGCAATCCCTGTTCCAGAGTTTGGGTCAAAGGCTGCGTATACTTCTTGAGCAGCTTCCCAAAGGTCAGCTTCACTTGGAGCAGCTAGGGAGATTAGGCGACCTAGTGCTGAAGAGTCTGAAACGTCGACCGTATCACCGGGAATCGTCAAATCTTGAAATAATTGAACAGCCAAGGCCCTGTCATCAGCAAGGATATCAGCCAATCTTTTTATAATAAATCCCTGATCAGTAATACCTGCCATTAGCTAGATCCTTATACTGGTTTGTTTGAAAATCTACTAGTTCCCCCAAATCTGTAATAGATATGGTTTCAGTAAATCCGCTGGGAAGTTCCCATTGTGAAAAATATGAACCGAATGTTTTCCTAATCAACCTTTCATGTAGCTGGGCATCGAGACCTGTTGAATAATCCCAAGAGTAAGCTAATTCAAAATTAATATCTAATGGACGACAGTCTCTTTTGTGTTCGTAAAGACGTCTTTCAATATCACAAGTAATCCCGTACTTATAACCTTGTAAGATATTATCTTCAGAAATCACTCGTAGAATATATAGCTTTGCTGGTAACGAAGGGTTGAAGCCTGAAAAGGCACAGTGAGGACAGGCACAGTTTCTCCTAATACTGCCTATTTTAGTTATCCAATCCTTACCACAAAAATCGCAATTAAGACTAAACTCTATTTCTCTGACCCTTTTCTCGATCTTGTAATCTACAAAGTTAACTGTAAAATTATTCTTCTGACCTTTTTCAGAAACCTTATTAAAAAGATCTTCTTTAGATGGACGAGTGTTGTTTGCACAAACCCTACAACCTTTTTGACTAAAAGCAACGCCACTGTAAGTACCTTCCCAGTGGAAGTCACAAGTATTACATTTTAGTTTTATAGGGTCGTGGGACTTACCAATAACTTCGTCTAATAGGGTAATACCAAGTTTATTAAGAATCGGCAACATTCTTTCAATTTTTCTCTCAGAGTTCGTGCCAAACTTACCACTACAAATACAAGGCTTCCGGCCTGATAAAATTGAAGCTGCTGTTACAGTGGAAACCAGAGAACAGATAATACATTTAACGGTAAACCTTGATCGTTGATTTTTGCCAAACTCTAGAACTTCGTAATTAGCCCCATTTTGGGAGTAAATACTATCTTTATAATATTCTGATAAAAGCATATTCAATTCAACGGATCAAGAGAAATGGGTGTTGTAATTTCCCCAGTAACAACTCTTACGCTGAATACCAGAGAATACTTACGATTTACAAAAGTAGAATTAAAGGTAACAATTTCCTTTACACCCTGCTCTTTTAATATTTCCTGTTGGAAAATCAGATCAGCCGCTGCTTTAGAAGTTTGCTTTTGTCCAAGGAGTCTTTGGAACCAAGGAACACCATAAGTAGTGTCCAAAAACCATTCTTGACGAAAAGTAAGTAAACGTATCTTTAGCCGTTGTCCAACAGTTTCAGTAAGAGGTTGAGTTGTATCTTCTCTCTGCAATGGCCCGTTGTGCCAGATAATATCCCAAGATGCGGGCTCAAGTTTGAAGTCCAAAAGTATCTCCTTATGCTGTAGGAGTACCAGAAGTACCACCGCCAACTGTAACGCCAATGTGTTTGTGGGTAGAGAATGGAATACCGTTGAAGGTTGCAATCCCAGTGATTGTATAATTACCAATTTGAACAAGATTACCTTGTAGGTTGATATTACCAATCCAAGTTGTAACGTCCGCATCAACTACCATACTTGGGGTATTCAAATTAATGCTTGTTGCAGCATTAATAGTGACGTCGGAACCTTCAATAATAATCGGCATATTGCTTGTTGTAATTCCAATACTGCCGTCTGACTTAATTCTAACTTCAGCTTCTACGCCACCAAGATTGCCGAATAGAACAGTATCCTTAGTATCGTGAGTGAGTACATGCTTTGCTGGGTTATTAACAGCTACACCGGGAGGCTGAATCCCCGGAAGGAATATTGCATCTCCTTTGTCCATCTTGGCAAAGTTGGCTGGACTAGATGGTCTGCCATTTCCACCTTTCCAACCATCCATATTTCTCATCGAGAATATTGCCATACCCGTATCCCCAACTTCAATTGGGAATGTGAAGCCTGCCTTCTTAGAGACTTGGAACGAGATAGGAACACCGCCAATAGTGGGGTACTCTTTTACAGTCCCGTCTTGAAACTTTTGATTGATGGTTGGTTGGATATCTACCATCTGCCCATTTAATCCGTCACGTACAGCAACAACGATACAAGGAATATTGGTAAAGACATTATCCATCTGACTATCGAAAGCGCTTACTAGAGAGGCTTGGATAGCTGCTACAGCTTCTGAACTCATTTAGTTGCAGCTCCTTGTTGAATAACTTTCTCAAGACTAGTAGCACGTATCTCAGTGTACCAACCTGAACTTCTCCAACCACCAGAATGTCTTAAAGTGTCCACCTTAAACCACCCAGTAATTAACGTATCTTCAAGCCTAATGATATCACCCGCCCGTATGTCGGGATTTAACAGAATCTTCATCTGTACACCGGGCTTTTTAACTTTATCTTTCTTAGAGCGTTGTCGATCACCAGAAACTCTGTAAGCACTTTCAATTAAGCCCGTACCTTCCGATATAACATAAGCTTGCTGAAAGTTCTCAGAGTTTCCTCTGTCATTGTCATGAATATAGACAACACCATCATCTAGTTGCCAGTTGCAAGCGTACTTCTCACAAATCTCATCCAACATCTCTTTGGGCGTGCCGCTTAGTGGATATCCGTATATGAGAGGATTGCTAAGATTAGTTCCGTTAAATACTCCACGATCTGCACCAATGGCCTTGATAAGCCGATTAGCTGCATCTTTAGGGCTTTGGCCTTCTGGGACAAACTCAGATAAAACTTGATGGTTAAGTTCGGTGTAGCCTGTACCCATTGTGATTTGGGTAACACGATCAGTACCTGATTTACGTGTTGAGGTGTGGGTTACTTGACCTGAAAATAGACGCTTGGGCCCACCAGTATCCAAGTAACCAGCGCTGAAGACTGCTGCTGGGTAGTCAGTATCTAGGAGTTTGATATGCTCAAGAGATAGGTTGTACACTTCAATACTTGCACTATTAGTTTTCTTTTTATTATCTGAGCTTTTACTAATGTCAAATGTAACTTGAAGATCAGTGACCTGCAAACCTTCTCCAGTCTGAAAATCCCCAATGATAAGTTCGTACTGGCGATTCCTCTGGATTAAGTCCATTAATCTTCCTCGGTGGTATAGATGTAGAAGAGATTGTAATACTGATCAATTGAATCAGGATAAACTTTATAAGGTTCACTAATAATATCTGCTTTCTCTTCCATCCAGATAAATCCTGTCAACGGAAAGATTGCATAGTCCAAGAATATTGGATAATTAGGAACTAGAGCTTCACCTAAAACAACAGGATTGTTATCAGCATCATACAAATTGATAAAGTACAGCTTAGCCCTTTCATTATAGATAAACTCAAAGATGTATGAGTCACCTTGAAAGGCTATGGTATAAGTGTAATATGTGTCACCAAACAAAGGCATTGCTATATATTTATCAGCCATTAGCTCTTGCCTGCCTTAGCGGATCAGTGTCTTTAGGGGAGTTACCACTACCAACATCTTGTGGTGTACTGTCTTGTTTACCTTTAGAGTTCTTACTAGAAGCTTTCTTTTTCAAAGCATCCTGCACATCTTTGGGAATGACAGTTTTCTTCAAGAAAGCAAAAGTAACTTGCTCAAACGTGATGTCACAATAAAGACCATACCCAGTGTTAGGATCTTCTTTGAAAGTAATCTTAGTCATTACAAGATTATTGATTACTTTACGTAGCAGTGTGTTATCATACTCAAACAAGCGTACGAGCTGAATACTCGGATCAAATTGACCGGTCTTGTCGTTAAAAACAACACCGGCAGTAAGATCAATAAGAGCTTGTCTAATCTGCTCAATAAGATCAGCACGCCTACTATCAATAACTACTTCAGGAGTACTGTCTGACAGAAACTGACCAATGCTGTCCGGGATAAACTTCTTCAAGACACTTTGATCTGTGGAGTTTACACTAACAGCATTAGGAGCTTCGTTACTGTTGTAAGGGTTGTTGCCATCCAAGTCTTGAATTAGGTAAGTACCAGTAGAGATATCTACACCAGTAATTACGGCACCAATTGTAAAGGTGGGATTATTACGGATAAAGTGATCAGTAACATTAGATCCGCCGTCAATTGGGTGTTTTGTCACACTACCAGTATAACTTTGAGTGTACGCGACCGTCGCATCCAGATAGATGAATCCGCCATCTTGAATTGAGGAGTCACCCCATTCGATTGCCAAACTCATAGGTGACTCCTTATTGTTTTACTGGGAACTGGACATTAACTTGATCGAATGATTGAACAAACATATTTGCTACAGCTTCACCAATAGCTTGAGCTTGAGCATTTGCGTCCATACCCTGAAGCGTTGAGCCATCAACATTAACTTCAATGTTGATTTCATTGCTATTGTTATTCACAATACCCATTGCTTTATCTTCAGCCGCTGCCTTGGCCATTTCAGCTTGTTGATCATCATAACCAGCAGCATCATGGTAGTAGAGAGAATTAGGATCGTCATAAACCGCACGGCCTCTTTCGCGGGCTTTGTTCATGTTAAAGCCAGTGTTGTTTATAATGTCACCAACAATGGCTGCTGGTGAAGCATACTCTAAACCAAACAAATTAGCTTTTTCAGTGGAACTATTACTTGTCTCGGAAGTTGGAAGCGATCCACTTTTCCACTTCTGGAATTCAGCAATCGCATTCATGATAGAGGCAATTTCTTTTGCTGTGGCTTCAAGTGTTGGGAGGAAGTCAAACTTAATACTGGAGATATCTGTGAAGATTTGCTTAATATCTGTCCAGTCTTTCTTGAGTTGTGCCGTCTTATCAGCACCTAACCAATCAGCTACAACACTATCCTTGCCTTCTAAAGCCCTCATGAACGATTGTGGAAAAAGGAGTAGATCATCGGCCCACTTAGTGGCCTCATTAAAGCCCTCAGCCAACCCCTTAACCAGAGTACCACTCTCACTCAATCCTGCGTTTAATGTACGGAATATACGCGCAAAACCCTCTTCTACACCAGCATCAGAGGCTACAATAGCCATATCATTAACAGTATTCTGATAACGGGCTTGTTCAGCCTGAGATGCCTGAGAAGCCTTTACCAATCCCGGCTGGGAACGTTCACTTGCAATATTGGCTGCGTAGTTGAGGATATTACCACGAACTTGCCCCTTCTTCATTGCAGCTTCAAGTGCAATGATAGCAGCGCTTCCTGTAAGATCCCCCTTTCCCTTACCAGTTTCTCTCAACTGCTGTTGATAAGCTTGTGCAAAGATATCTTTGGCACCGGGAAGGCTGTTGCCAAGTTGTTTTGTCAGCTCTTCTGCTTGCAGTTTATCTTTACCGGCAATTTGAGAGAGTGCGTTAAATACTAGTTTCTGTCTTGCTGGAGAGAGCTTGTTAACACGCCCGTATTCAGCAAAACCTTTAAAGATGTTCTGTGACTGCGCTACAGTACCACCAGCACCTAAGAGGTTAGAGGTAAGTACGTTGAAATCACCAGATGAGTCAAGGTAGTTGAAACCTACACGGTTCGCAGTCTTGCGCAGCCAATCAAAAGATTGTTCACCTTGTTCAGCCGTACCGCCATTCCCTGTGATCACTGCTTGAGTTTGAAGCTGAGCAGCAACTACTTCTTGGTTACGTTTATTAAGAGCATTAAGCCCATAACCACCAAGACCAAGCGCAATGGCAGGACCAAGTAAACTTGGCATTCCACGAGTACGACCAACTCCTCCAGCAACTGCCCCAGTAACAGCGGCCTCTCTTACACGCCTCCCCGGTGGAGTGACAGGAGGGATGTGCGGAGGTTGAATAGTTGGCCTTAGAGGGTGGGCCATCCCGGCTCGGGCCATTGCCAAGCCAACAGTCTGATTCAGTGCAGCTTGGTTGACAACAAATCTGTTAATGTCGAAGACAACACGATTACTAGCTATGTCAAAAGCAGTACCAAGAACTCTTTCAAGTTTGCGTTGGTCAACTGTAAAGTTACCAATACCAAAGCTTAGATTACCAAAAGCACTAAACTTCTTAAGTTTTTTCTCAAGAGTATCTAGGGCTTTATCAACCTTCTTCAATCCTTTGGTGTCTACATCAAAACCGAGTGACGCAAAGTATTTTGCAATCTGCACTGTTTATTACTCCGTCACTTTAGTTTATTTTTATCTGCTTTAGCTTTTTCTATAGCTTGCTGATGTAGAGAATCATACACATCCAGCATTTCAATCAACTTAAGCATCTGTCTTGTAGAATATTTCCATTCCATCTCAGATGCTAATTCCAACCCACCTTTCTCATGCATTGCAATTCTGTAAATACTCCAATGTTGAGAAAAGGTTTTGTCTATCTCTTGATCCAATCTTGTTTTACCCGATACAGGCTGTCCATTGGACTGTATTATTCTTCTGTATCGGGTGCCTGAAAAAGCTCTTCGAAGTTAAAGTTCAACACTTCCTTATAGAGCTTGTTCAAGTGGGCATATTTGCGAGAGAAGAAAACATCAAAAGACTTCTCAGTGATCTGCATATTATCTTTAGACACATAGTTGCAGATGATTTGTTTCATCTGACTAAGGTCAGCTTTGCCTGCGTCAATAGCTTCTTGGTGCTTTTCAATAAAGATTAGACCCTTGGTTGCAGGCATAGCTGATACAAGGTATTCAATATCATCAACTGTAATAGTTGTTTGTTCAAGTACTTCAAATTTTGGAGCTGCCATTTATTTTATCTCAGAAATTACATCAGTTAGAAAATGTTACTAATAAAATCAGTTGCTTCATTTACCGCACTGTCAAATAGACTTGTAGACGGACGAGTGTTGCCACCAATTTTATATGTGTCTGTTGACTGGCAAAAGATTTCCCAACCTCTGTATTCAAAGCCACCTGAATAAGTGGTAGTTGGGTATCCAGTAATGTATGCCTCATTGGATGAGAACACACTTCCACCAGAGCCATCTTTCAACGTAAGGGCGATCCTTGCTGTACCTTCCTCTAAATCCAACTCATGGATATATGAAAGTACATCATTAGTTGGGGAGAATTGAGCTAAGGAGAATTGAATAGTTGCTGAAGTATCTCTGTTGGGCACTCGTGTGTTTTTACCACGAATACCCCTGACAACACTAAAACCTTTGACAGTTCTGGATATAGAGATGGATTGCCAGCCAACAACTTGATAGCCACCGATGGTGAGTTTAACATCACCGGGACTATAAGTTGTTACCGTAAAACTATTTGCCATCAGATAATTCCTTCTAGAATTGGTAGAGCACCTGTGGCAATATTAATTAAGTCTTGGAGGATACTTTGTTCATTTGCATTGCTGCCAATGTTGATAACTGCTTGTGAACTTCTCAATACCCATGTCCGTGTATCTACAGAAGCGCTCTTTGACAAAGTTGGAAGACCCTCAATCCATGTAGTGGTACTGAAGAATAAATCAGAGCCAGAGGAATCTTTACAGAGGAAGGCGAATTTCCCTCTTTGACTTATTTCATCAAGCTGCCAAAACTTAGTCAACACATCATTTGAGAAGGATCCAGCGTGAAGGGTCAGTGTGATTGTATAAGTCTGATCACTCTGATACAGCCTACCCATCTGACCATCCGCTGTCTTAACAGATGTGAATGGCATCATATCTTTATTAATGGATATGAAAGTTCCATCTACAAAACCCTCAACTGGCAAGATACCACCAATAAGGCAAACTACATCGTCTGGACAGTAGTTGAAAATTCCAGCCATAAAAGCTCCTTAGAAAAGAGAGGGCAGACAAGCTGCCCCATTCAATTATGGATTCAACTGCCAGCGCGGATCAACTTCACCACCAGCAGCTTCAACTGCCGCAACTTCGGAATCACTAAGCGGAATATTGCCCCCAATAAAGAGGTCAGAACCAAACAAGTAGATAGCCCAGTCGCGGGTGCTAGTGTCTGAAGCAAATTGAACTGCTGGTGGTGCGACGATGATTGCGGTATTGGAACTAGCAACAGTCTGACCACTGGGATCTTTTAGGGTGCAGTTGAACACCCAATCGTTATTAGTTGTGTTAGCATCAGCCAATTGCAACTGCTGTAGTACAGTATTACTTGGAGAGTACTGATGAAGTGTAATAGTTACATTCATACCTGTGTTCCGACGACGTACTCTACCGAAGGCTGCGCCCCCAATCCCCTGATAAGGAATCGAACTCGGCTGTAACCTGTCCATACTAACAAAGGTTCCGTCTGCGAAGCCAGTAACAGTATGAACAAAATCACCCTTAGAAATTACAATCGTGAAATCATCGGGGGAATAACTACCAATAAAATTATCGGCCATTAGATTTTCCTATGCGTATTGAAAATCAGGATGATTTTCTTTAATTCTTTTGTGAATGATATATTTCGAATGACCGGTAGCCTCTGTGGCGTGTTTAATACAGTCAAACTTAATATCATTAATAATTACAGCAACAGAACTGTTATGATCTTTAGGATCAATACCAAAGAAGTTATTCTTCTCTCCATATTGATCCTTTTGTCTTTTCTTTGTTCCGGTAAAACCCTTATCTACACGATTCTGTACAGTGGCATAAGAAAGGGCTAGTTTATCAGCCGCTGTTTTTCGATTAGGAAACCAAAAGTCGCCTACAAAAACTGGATTATAAACCTCAGTTTGTTTGTAAACAATATCCTTCCTACCACGAATAATATCACCGAGAGTTCCGTTCCTTTGGCGATTTTTATAAGTAGATGTGGTAATATTTAATGCTTTGATAGCAACCCTTCGAACAGGGAACCAAAAACCACTTACGAAAACTGGCGTATCTCGCTTACTTCCGTTAACTGAATATCCGCGACCAGCTTGACCACCCGGCTTAATATTATAACCGAACTTCTTTTCACAAGTTCTGTACAATGAAATAGCCTTTACTTCAAGATCTAAGATATAGTCCTTCGTGCCAATACAGGTAATTTCAAAAGAAAAGTTCTCCCTCCCATATTTATCCATGGCAACACGTATAATAGAAAATGCACTATGCCCCGTTTTCGAGAAATGCCTTTGTTTTCTATTAGCTGGATTTGAAGTAATGCCTATATACATCTTACCGTTGATTTGGTTAACAATTTTATACAAGTAGCAATCTTTCATAGAACCTCCTAAATAAAATGACTTAAATCATATCACCTAAAAGGTTCCATGTAAAGGACTCAGACTGAAAGGAACCCATTAATTTGCACACGTCTGATACTTCCCGCAAGACGAGCGCGGAATACAAAGACACCGGCAGTACGTTGAGCGCGGAGTGTTGGGCTGATGGTACTTACATCTGGGGTACTCACGCTCCAACCACGATCAATCAGGCCATTTGCTTCTGCTTGAGAAAGTACAGAACGAATTTCATTTTCGATAATAGCAAGACCCGGATTTGTCATCGGAACTTTCAAACTATTAATCAAACGGAAATACACGCCTTCCTGAAGTCGGGCATAAAGCCAGTCGATCCCTACAATTTCGTCAATAGGCGAACCACCAAAAGTATCACCATCTTGGAAGATGTTAACACCGGCAACAGTGGTGTACATGTTGCAGTTTTTATTACGAAGATTTACACGTTGAGTGTCAGTAAGATTACTTACGGTTACACCAACAGCACGTTTGAAGTCCCAGTCGTTCGAACCCGGAGTGTAGGGGAGTTGAGCACCCATCCAAGCAGCTTCTGGAAATTCAGTGTCAGCAGTTGGCAGATAGATACCATAAGTGCGATCAGCAGTCTTATCACTCAACTTCTTAGCGATGTCTGTAATACCAGTAGTTGGAGTTACAGTATCAGCAGTGGAAGTACCATACAACTTACGACGTGCATTAATCGCATCACTCAGAGCTTCTACGTCAGCAGAAACATGAGTCTCGGAAACAATACCGTACCAAACATTGTTTTCTTGTTCTACAGCTTCAAGAGCTTCAACCCAATCTTCAGTTACAGTGTTAACGCCAACAAGATTAGCCGAAGCTGTAACACTCCAAGGAGTACCAAGTACAGTGGTGGTCAGAACTAGCGTGGTAGTACCGGATACTGTAATACCTGTAGGAGTACCAATAGCGGCTTTCAGACCAGTAACGATAGTGGTAGCAGTCGCGCCAACACCCGAAGTGAAGGTGTATGGAGCACCATTCAAGGTAACACTATACAGGGTATTGTCTGCTACAGTTGGGGTATAGGTTACAGCATCAACTTGACGACGACCTACAACAATCGAAGGAGGTACAGCACCAACAGAAGATTGACCAAACAACTTAGTTGCAATCTTAGATACGTTACTGGTAGATTCGAAATCATCGCCTACAGCAGTGATATCAGTGTAAGTACGGGTGCGTTCGGAGAAATTTGTAAAGGTTGCAAGAACCAACGGAATCTGGAAGCTTGCGGTGGCTACGGCTGTAGACTCACGGGTGATCGTGATAGAAACGATCTGGTCCAATTCACTCATTGGTTCACCTCTGTGTAATTAAAAGACATTCGTTAATCCTTATTTTATTGTTAAACTGCGGCATACGAATGCCTTCTTACGGAATTATGATACCTTCGGGAACTGTAAAAACTCCCGTTTGTTCGGAGTCCACAATAATAGATTCGACCCAATCGCTAATCTCTGAAGTATTCACGATGTAGTTAAAGGTTACGTCTAAGTTGTGATATTCCACCCACTTGGTATCTCTTTTCTGTGGGGCTCTGCGTATTTGACTCTTACGCATAAATGCTAAATTATTCTTTGTTAAAGCTTCTCTTGACACAGGGACATTGTTAATTCTCTGAGTAAAGCTTTGAGACATGTCACCAGACAAGCTACCGACAAAGCTAAATTGAACCATCACTTCGTACACAACCCTAACATCTAACTTATAATCGGTACGTGTTTGAGCTGAAGTACTATGATGACCCTGTTGTTCAATATTAAGAATATTAATTACAACATAACTCTCAGCAGGTTCTGTACCATTATTGTGACTGAAGATTACCGGAGTAGTTGGATATTCTGATAATGCTGCAAGAGCCCCAAGTCTGATTGCTTTTCGGACATCTGTGTAAATTGGCATATGATGTCCTTAGTTTGGGGTTAGTTCTATTCTTGCGGCTTTACCCTCAAAATGATCACGAGGCCCCATCTGGTATTGCTGGACCTTCATCATTTCGTAAAGTTCACCATTCCATGTGAATCGATCCCCACCATATCCGGCAGTACCTTCCTTCTTGTGTCGAATAGGGTCAGCCGTGAAGAACCACAACCAAGCTTTTGTTCTATCAGACTCAGGAAGAAGCATTACTTGATAATCAGTAAAAGGATGGACGTTAGCTTGTACAGTAACGGTTGAGTCAGCACCTTCAATCCATTCACCATCAACATACGAACCTGCTGCTTGTCGAGTAATAACGACAGGAGTTTTTCTAACTAAAGTAAATTCTGCAACTGACATTAGTCATCTCCCCCGTTTAGCTACTTCGAAGTCTGTTGTTTCATACATGGTCCCACTATCAATCAGAGGATTATTAAATCCTTTATTCTCGATTGTTTTAGGGCTGTTTGGTGGTGTGTCCCATTTAGCAATAACATCTTTCATGTCTGTTACAAATACCGGACCAAGCTTTGTGTACTCTTGTTTGAAAGAACTCTTACCTTCAGCAATCCTTTGCATACTTTCTACAAAGAGCTTATCGTAGACTCCCTTCTTAACTGGTCCCATAAAACCTACTCGTATGAAAGGTCTTGTTGGGTTAGTTGTTGAACCTTCTTCGTTCCACTGTGCTACTTGAGCAACAGGTAGGTTATCATTCTCAGGTCCGTAGTTTGATCCTTCAAACCAACCAATACGAAGTTCTTCTTGAGAACCTTTAAGAAGTTCTTTCTTTAATTTATTCCAACCAGACTTATCTACTTTTAGTTTGAAACTCATTCGAAAGCATCCAACTCCCAACCAACGAATTGGATGGCAGAATCGATACCAAAGAAAGTAGAAGCATCTCTTGTAGAGTTACCATGATTATAAGGCTTCTCACCCTTATCAAATCCTTGATAAATAGGTTGAATGTTGTTATCTTGGTTGCTATCGTTGTTGAACATATCAACCTTACTCACACCACCAGCATAAGGGATAATCCTTGTAGACAATAGTGAGGCAGGGGTTTTAATAACGTTCTGAAGTGCAGCGAGATAAGATGTGGAATAAGTGTTCCAGACCTCATACGATCCAGCTCTTTCACGAGTAGGATAACTAGCAATTCGTAATGAAATGATGATTGCAGCTTTAATAGCAGCTTGCCAAACATCACCATTAGTTGTTTCTAAAAGATATTCATAGGTTTCGTCATCTAGGATTGGATAGAGAGGGTTTCCCTCTACATCACCTACAATGATTTTAACCTTGTCTGTATCCGTGAGCGCCATGTAGCCTCCTTATAAAGTAAAGGAGGGCAGACAAGCTGCCCCACAATCAACTGGCAGGCATAATCCCGGCAGTAATAAGTTTTGTCAGCAAAGCATTATATGCCGTGGTGACAGCAGTCAGGTCAGCGAAGGCTGGAGACTGTTGAGCAGTGAAAGTAATTTGCTTTACTTTACCAGCTACAGAAGTGGTTGCAGCGGGGGTAGTTGCGGCAGTATCACCAGCATTAGCCTCTGTAACAACACGATCAATTACAGTGAAGACATCGCCCCAAGAACGCTCTTGGATAGTTGTTTTTACAATAGCCATTTCAAACTCCTAATCTATTTAAACTGTAAGGGCACCAAACGATGCCCTTTATTCCAAGACTATTAAGTCGAAGAAATCAGCTTAACGAGTACTTGAGGCTGAGTAACGAAGTACAGAGGAGAAGTCTCAACTTGCATCTCGTGGAACTCATCTTTAGGGTCAGTGAACTCGTATGCGAACATCTCAACACCAACACCGTTAGCACCGCCCAACTTGTTGCTTGGGCCATAGTAACCACGGAACAGATCATTCACAACAGGCAGAACGTGACCAGTGTCGGTAGCAACGGCTACTTCGGTGGTATCGTTAGGCAGTTTGAAGATATGATCGTAGGTGATGAAAGTTACACCTTTGTAGGTGAACTGATCTACCGAACCCCAAGCCATGAACTGGTTGGTGCTGTTACGGTTAATCTCAACTTGCGAAGCGTAGTACAGATAAGCTTGGCGAATCATCGGGTGACTAACCAGTTTATCGAAGAACGAACCATCAACAACAACACGAATACCACCACCAATGGTGGAACCAGTTTTCAGGTTGGTTTGCAGGTAGCGCTTCAGTTGCGAGATTTTAGCGTTAACGTCGGTGGACGCATCACCAAGATCGAAGTCAATCACTTGTTGGGTGATACCAAACTGGGTGAACATGTCAGCAATAACAGCGCCGTCAGGGGTCTTCATGATACCCTTAGCTGCTTGCAGTTTCATGTACTCAAGCGATTGCTCAACTTGCGCACGCATGTCAGTCAGTTTCTGTACACGAACACGGGCCAGTTGCTCAGGAGAGTCTGGGGTGCCTGGCATACGCCAGCCTTGAATATCTTCAGGAGTGATATAATCACTATGCTTGAAGTAAGCCAAAGGTAGGGAGAAGGTTTCAACTTTACGGTCGTTACCTTTGGTGGTGTCACGGGAACGACGGCTTACTTGTGGAAGCAAGGTGGTGTCGTTCATGCTCTTGTCAAAGACAATAGCGGTTTGGGAAGTGCCTTGGGTGCGGAACAGATCCATGCCGCCAATCAGGCCAGCTTGGTTATCAAGGTTATTAATTTCGGATGTCCAATCTACAAGTTGGAACCCATTGCCAAAACTGCGGGTAGTAGCCATTATTTATTATTCCTTAAACAAATTGGTTCGGTTGATCGAGTACTTGAATCCCTACAGCTTCCATCTGTGCGTACACAGCAGCAAGCTCAGGAGCAGTATCAACAGATGCACCAAAAACCAAGTAAGACTTACCAACGCCAGCAGGACCACGGAACAATACAGTTACCGAGGTATCAGTGGTGGCAGCGATGGATTGCTTGTTGTCACCATCAGGCTTGCCGATATAGATACCAGCGAAGTTCTGGCTACCATCTACGGCAGTAGCTTCCAGAATCTTGTATTTACCAGTGGCAGTAACCAAACCAAGAACAGTACCAATCACGTAGGATTTGATAGCAGCTTCGTTAGCGGTTACAACTTTACGGCAGTGGCCGTATTCAGGATGATCTTCATATTGCAGTACAGCGCCAAGGCGAGTAGAGCGAGTGTCAATTGCAGCCATATTATTTGAAACTCCTAGCTAGGATTTTATTGATAAACAATATTATTGTTTTTTACTTTTGTTAATAAGTTCACCAACAAGATTCAGACCAGCTTCTTCTTGTTTCTTCGGTTCACCTTCACCGCTAACACCTTTCTCTTTGAAAAGGTCAGAGTTTTGTTCGTCTTTGGCTTTACCACCAAGCGACTTCAGAACTGCTTCAAATGCTTCATCAGCCAGAGCTTCAGTTGCTTTGAACAGACCTTCTGCTTCTTCTTTGCTAACTACAGCTTCAAGCTTTTCTTTACGAGCTTTAGCTACAACTTCCAGTTTCTCGGCCTTGAACACTTCCAAGTCAGCGAGTGCTTTGGTCAGGGCAGATTCTTTTTCTACGAGTTGTGCTTTAAGAATTGCTTCAGCAGCATCAACTGCTTTCTTGATTTCTTGTTCCAAAATTTCTACCTCAGATTTTTTAAGTTCTTGCGCTTTATGCATCAACAACAGATGCTCTTGCGTATCTTTGTTTTGAAGGGCTTTAGTTACAAGGCTATAGATTCCTTCTTCTAGTTTATCTTCCGCGTCTTCAGACAGAAGCATTTCCCCAGACTCAGGTACATATGAAATAACACGAGTCATGGGTTTGGCCAAATCACCAAGGGTGACTTTTCCATCTACAAGAGTGTAATCTACCGAAAATAGACCACCCTCACTACAGAAGAGAACAATGGAATCATTATAATCTTCTACATACAGCCAATACTTATCATCTTTATCCCCAAAGGCTTCACGAACTGCACTAGAAAGTGCCTCGCTAATCTTAGAAGCAAACATTGATTTAGTAATACCAAGAGCTACAAGAGCCTTTTCAACATCTTCTGTGATAGTTGCATCGGACTTCATAAGAAGGGATACATTACGCCCATTAGCACTACCCTGTTGGAGTTCCATATGAGTAAGTGCTAGGTGAGGACGTTTACTATCATCTTTTGTTTTAATAATCAAAGGCATTATTCACCACCATCGAATGTGACATTGGTGATTTCACCAGTCTTTTGGTTAATCTTTCCTTTACCGCCAATACTTACACCACCAATAACACCAGACTTCTTGAGGTTCCAAAGATCCTCACTGTGGTATTTAATCTTGGCAACCCAAGTACCAGCTTTAATAACTTCGTCAGTTTGAACAACCTTTACATCCAATTCCTTTTGAACCCATGTAGATTCAATGGTGAACGCATCAGTAGATTCAAGATGAAAGAGGTTAGAATTAACCACCCCTTTCTCAAGGTTCTGGTTGAAGTTCTCACAAGCCTTTTCAATGGTAGACTCAGACATCCATTCCCCATGAGCATCCTTCACTAGAGGCTCATAGACAACTTCGTAAGACACCATCTCTTCATTGATTTCTTCAACTACTGGAGCTTCGTCAGAAGCAGCCCCGAAGAACTTTTCAATGAAGCTAGAGAACATGTCAATCATTTCAGAAGCTTTGAGGATGTCAGGTAGTTCATTATCTGGATAGAATTTCTTGTAAGCAGCACGAACTTTCTTCTTTACTGCTGGAAGATCAGCTTCCGGGATATCTACTTTGTTACCTCTGAAACCTTTACCAAGAGCTGCAACCGCGTCTGCTGTATGTCGGGCATCAGAGATATTAAGCTTTGCTTTAGACTCATCTTCTGGGTCTGGATTATATGCGTATGTTGTCATCTATGTATTCTCCGAATTAGAAGATGAGCTGTCACCTGAACTACCATCAGCTTTACCTGTCCCAGATGGGAGCCCAGAAGTCATACCTTCACCGGCATTGGAGCTGAATGCTGTCATAGTGCTTTCATAAGCCGAAAGTTCTTCTTCAGAATCAATACGGTCAGGAAGTCCAATCCAATCAGCAATTTGATTAATGTTACCCGGAGTTTTCTGGATAAGACCTTGACTACCAGCACGTTGGAGATATTTAGATAGAACATCCAAGTCTTCTTCTTTGATCTGCTGATATTCAAACTTAGGTAGACGATCCAATTCCCATCCATTCAGCGCGAATAGTTGTGGTATCAAATCCGTGTTCAATGGGTCTTGAATCTCTTTCAGATAGCATTCCACGGCCATGTGGACAATAGACGACTTACTGTCTGCTAAGTTAAAACTACCACCTTTTGAGTTACCCATTTGAAGGATATCTGCAAACAGTGCCTGTAGGATTTTATTATCCCAGCGGGTGATGGCTTTATCTGTGTCATACTGCGAGGCGTTCGGAGGGCCAACCAACTCAAAATCAAATAAGCTGTTGTTTTGATCGTCATAGAACTTAGGCATAATGATGCAAGCTTGTTCGTTGCTTTGCAAATTACGACCGATGTTCTTAAATGCCTCTACTGTATCTTTCTGGTCTTGTGTAGCATCAGACTTCAGATAATCGGCGGGGATATCAAAGCGAGGAATACCGCCAAGACCACGAGTAATACCTACGGACTCAGCTTCTTCGATTTGCTTCCGATAGCGCCAGCTTTTATATACTTTGGAAAGGGGTGACGTACCAGTCGGATTGTCACGGCTTACATCTGTACGAAAGAGAAGAAACTTCTTACGCTCAATATCAATCTGTCCGCCATACTGAGAGCTATTAGCTAGACGATAACCATCTACAAGGAACGATGTATCTTGCACAACACCAGTAAGTTCACGTCCAGTATCGTCAAACAACCAACGGTAAATGGTAGTCTGAGAACGTACAGGGAGCTTGCGAATACCTACAAGACCATCATCAAACTTAGAGCCTGCTGCCTTACGCCGGCGACGGAAGACCTTTTCATTTACACAGTATCCATATGTAAACATGCTGGTTACTTCTTTAATAAAAGAAAACCAACTGTGCTCCATGTCGTCCATGCATTGCTGAAGGAATTGAACTTTCTTAAGGTCATCTTCAGTAGGATCTACAGGTGGAACTACTTTCCAATTAACTCTGCTGATCATCATTGAGAACAAAGAGAGAGCAGAAGCGATTGTAGAATCTTCAGCCATCTCTTGATAGGTTCTATTGGCTCTAGGCCAAGTGAGATCCTTTCTCATTTGTTCAAGAATAATACCATCGAACTCGCGGAGTCCAATCCATCCAGTTTCACCCATCTTAATTCTTAAGGCTGGATTATCACCGGCAGAGAGGTCTAGATTGTCATTTTCTGCCATGTTATTCCTTTGTAAAGATAGGCTAATTAAAAGCTGAATTCATTGGATTTTGTCATGCTGGGGAGTGTAAACAGCGGAATACTCAACTTCTGAGCTAGAACAATAAATCCATCAGAGCAAACATCGACGAGATCATCGTGGCCTTGTGAGCCCGACTTACGCTCGCCTGTGAAAGTCTCAAGTTCCTTATAGAAGAATGAAAGGTCATTGTAAACTTTGTTCTCAAAGTCATTACCACAATTCTTTAGGATCTTCATACCACCGTTCATAGTGAACGATGCAAATGGGCGAAACCTATCAATCTTTTTCTGGTTGGTTTTTAAAGTTCTTACAAAGTAACCTTGCTCAGATATCTCTCTTGCAAGCATCATAGTTGCAGCTTTAGCACTTGGTCCCGGATCTTCTGGGATTACAATGTCAACTTTAACGCCATCCCGAAGTGCATTCTCTAGAACAAAACGGCTCCACTCACCAAAACGAATCCTTGTACGGATAATGTCATGGATAAAATATTCACCATTCTTTAATTTAGAGATTTTAATACTAGCTGTGTAGTCAGGATCGTAGACTGTATCTGGACCTTTCAAAGTGCCAGCAAAGTCATACGTTCTTACTGTTTTAACAATCTCTGTCCATGCAGGTTCTTCAGCACATTCCACAAACCACTCACGTCGTATTAGCGAATTTGATTCAGGACGCGCTTCCCAATTCCCGTAGAGCAAAATTTCTTTTTGTATGCGAGGAAGACCTTGAAGAAAAGCGATATAACTCTTTTCAATATGCGGATTATCATAGACGGAAGCTGCGATGAATCTAAACGAAAGAGGGACACAATCAGGGAAACGTTCATCAAGCTCTTCTTTAGTATCAGCCCAGAACATTTCATTATCTAGACGAACAAACCACCTAATTACACCTTGCTTTGCTGGGTCAGGACGACCAAACAATTCATGACCTTCTGGATACAAGTACCAGTCAACCCACTTTCTCACCCAACTATCTGGGTCCGGGTTCATGGTGGCTCGCATGTTAGGCTTCATGTTAGCCTTAGTACGCAAACGAGATAGGATGTAGTTAAACTGAGATTCTTCAAACTGACACAACTCCTCCATTACACAACTGGAGATTTGAGCACCTTGAAAGTTGTCTGTATCATCAACTCGTTCAAAGTGAGAGAAGAATACTTCTGCATCTGAACTTGCGATGATCTTTAAGTCTTTAATCCTAATTCTACAATCTGGATCAAGAAGCCTATATAATTGTTTTGCTTCATCCCAAACAGCACCCGGCTTAAGTAGCATTGGTGTTGTTCGGCGTAACGTTAGTCCACGGTAAAGCGGGTCATGCATATATTTGGCGTGATGGGCCAATCCAGCCCAAGTCTTACCTCCGCCAGCCTGACCCCCGTAGAAACAGATGTCCACCCAATCAGGGGTGGACAAAAACATCGCTTGTGGTTTGCTGGCAGGCGCTACTACGTTTGTAGTTGTCAAAGACGCTTACCTCAATTTCTTCAATTTTGTTTTTAACTTCAAGCCATCGCTCTTTAGTCTCTAGTGCGTTAGAAACTGAATTTCTAGCTACACCGTAAAGATTTGCAAGAAACTTTTGTTCTACAAAACCTGATCGCCACAGTATTAGCGCTTCTGTTACGTCAACCAATGAGAAAATAGCTTTACTATTATACTTGTGCTTTTCAACTTTAAGTTTCGTCAAAGCATCTTGTATCTTAGATCTATTATCTTCTCTGTTGTCCATCCAATCAGAGATGTAATCGTCTTCAATTTCAACTAATGTCTTTCTCAGGGCGTATTCCATTTCTGTAATATATTCGTCTGAGTTGTTGTTCAAAGCCTTGGCTACATAGTCTGAATTTGAGGAAGGATCAAAATCCTCAACAAATCTTCCTGTCATAGTTGTAAAATAACTAGTGCTGAACTCTTTACCTGAAACTTTCACAATTTTGGTTGAAAGGTCTTTCTTTCCAGTCTTTCCAGAGCGCGACCAGAAGTCTTTATAAACTTCAAACGCTAACCAATCTTTAAGCTCACCTTTATACCTGAAGGTAGGAAAGCTTGAACCTATATTTATAAGAAAAGGCTGGAGTTCAGTTTGCTTAGGCTTAAACTGCGACATGTACTTTTCATTGCTGTTTCGCCAGTCGGCCAATTGTTTCCTACGATTTGTTTTCTTCCGTGTCTTTTCAATTTGCTCACGAAGTTCAGCGGAGTGAGTAACACCAAACATAGGATTGTTTTCACCAGAACACTGGATACTAACCGCTTGAGCATACTCTTCTCGCAACCTAGAATATGTCCTAGAGTTTTGAGGGTGCTCATCAGGAATATCTCGTGTCTTCCAACGAGAGGACATCATGAAAGCAGCGCGCATTAAGCTGATATCTTCTGGGTAAGATTTCCATAGCAACATATGTGCTACAAAATGCTCACGACCTGAGAACATAACAAGATTACTAGACTCGTCAGTACCACCAATACTTCTGGGTACTATATGATGAATCTCCGTGTAGAAATCTACAGAGTTCTTATTCAATCCGCGAGGCTTTGCTTTTGCAACTAATTGGTCATAAATTTTACTGTAATTCAAACTACAACACTCCCAAACTGAACTTTCATTCGTCCGGGAATTGACTGCATTACCAATTCTTTATAGCGATTCCGATCACCTTCAAACAAGAAGTTTTCTTCAATTGTCCCGGTAATATGTTTTACAGAATCACAGAAGCCAACAACCTGACCGTTAACTTTATCAAGAAGGTTTGCTTTGTTAGCCCAAGAGTCGTCTTTCTCAAGATTCTCAATTGAGTCAACTACAACCATTTTCTTAGCTCGAAACAAATGAGCAACAACAAAGTCTTTAGAGATATTGGCATCAAACAACATGAGTTCATTAGCCAAGCCAAAGGTTGTACTAACATCCCCGTGGCAAGCTACAAACTTAATCTTTGAACCATTCTTCAATGTTGCAATGCAAGAAGTTTCAGAGTAACGGCAGTCTTGACCGAACAACTTCATAAATGTTTCACGAACACCACCACAAACTTTTAGGTGATGAGGCGTGGGAACAAAGAAGGTTACATTGACATCTTGATTATCACTGGCTTCTTTATAAGCCTTCATTAGAAGGGCTACAGTTGAACCAGCTCCCGGCTCTGCTGTAATCACCGTCAGCTTCCCATCACTTTCCAAAACTTCTTTCTGCATCTTTGTTGCAAATATTACTTTTGACATAGCATCTTACTCCATAGCGGATTATTAAATTGTACTACTTAAACAGCTTCATTCTTTTCCAAGAACTGCCTGATCACCTGACTACGATCCCGACCAGTAATCCCGTGGAGCTTCTTAGCCAAAGCTCTCAACTCATCCCAGTCCATCGCTTCAAGAGTTTCTTTCGAATATTCCTCTTTAATCACCACAACCTCAACACTAGGCTCTGACTTAAGAAACTCTCCAGTCTCAATATTCATTACACATGCATGAGGATAGTCATTAAAGAATCGCTCTTTCTTGTCCAAAACACCACCCTTCCCAGAGTATTTGATGATGTTGTCAATAAAGTTATGACCGTAATAGTCTTGGCTTGTAATCAAAAGTTTGTACTTATTCAAAATTCTTCTCTCCGTTGTTTCTTTCTTTGATGGGAGAAGTGTATCAAACATATTGACGTCCTGTCAACCCTTTGTGAAAATAAATAGTAAATTTATTGATAAGCACTCAATTAAGAATGCTTATTGTAAAGTTACTTACTTAACCGCCGGTAGAAGTCTCACCAATAACAGTAACCTGTATCACTGTACCATCTGGGACAGTCCTTGTGGTAGCACCAAGAGCTAGCAAGTTAGCACCTCTTAAACCATACCCACTAGCACTAGTAGTGGTCGGTGCAGTGCTCAATGTAGCCCAAGCTCTATCATAAACGTTAGCAGCAGATAAGATTGCTGTAGCTTGTACAACAGGAGCAGTAATAAACCCTGCTGCTGTGTAGTCTACGCTCCAAGTACCACCAGTCGTTGTAGTTGTCCCAAGCCACATAACAGGACCATTCATAATCCCATTTGAGTTGTACGCCCATACAGCAACATGATCAGACATACTAAATTACCTTGTAAGTGAAGGTGAATACATGGTCACGAGCAGCATTGGAACCAGCTTGAAACTCCATGAGTGCTCTGTCAGTTGTTGTATTAGCGGATAGAGCGCCTGATTGTGTAGTTTGAGCGCAGCTACTAACACCAATCAAATCACCTACAGCTCCAAGGTTAGATGCAACAGGGAGAGTCATTTCAATAGCTGTAGCACTACCGTTTGTTGTCGGGTCAATGTTAACGCGACCATTCACAGTAACCATTGTACCAATCTGAGTGAACATACAGACAGCAGGAGTGACAGCTTGGATGTTGCTGATGTTGGTGATTGTTGGTGTGTACGTACTGGAAGTAATCCCAAGGTTTGTACGTGCATTTGCTGCTGTACTGGCTCCAGTGCCACCATCTGCTATATCTAGGTCAGTGATACCAGTAATGCTACCACCTGTAATGGTAACGCTATTACCGTTCTGTACAGCCATTGTACCAAGACCTAGTGTAGTCCTAGCAGATGGTGCATCCACATCATCAATCAAACTACGACCAAACACCGTCAGGGATGTTTCACCGTAAGCATCTACACCAGCAGAATAGAACAACCTATCAGCCACAGTACCGAAGGCAGAGAACTGTTGTAGTGTATTATCCCAAGCCTGTACATCCGTACCGATAACCAAACCTAAGTTTGTACGAGCACCACTTGCAGTAGAACTTCCTGTCCCACCATCAGCAATAGTAATATCAGTGATGCCTGTTACAGAACCACCAGTAATACTTACGCTGTTACTATTCTGAGTAGCGATACTGCCTAAGCCGAGATTAGTACGTGCGTCTGAGGTAGTACTTGCTCCAGTGCCGCCATCAGCAATAGTAATATCCGTAATCCCTACTACACTACCTCCTGTGATTGCCACGTTAGCAGCATTCTGCAATGCCATGTCACCAAGGCCCAATGTTGCACGAGTAGTGGCAGCAGAAGTGTCATCTAGGATTGTACGTGCAAAAGGAGTGAGGACTGTTTGAGCAAAGGTATCTACACCAGTGCTATAGGTCAGTCCATCAGAGGCTGTAACTTGAGCAGCTAGAGCCGTCAGTGTAGCATCAACTGGTTGAGCACCGATAGAGGTAGTTGTGATAACCACATCACCCGTACCGCCATTGATTGTATTTACTACATCTTGAATGGCACTTTTACTGAGCTTATTAGGGCTCAAAAGCGTTTCTAGTTTAGTTTTGATATCTGTGGCAGAGTAGACACGATCAGTGATTACATCGTCGAAAACACCGCGTTGAATCATACTAGCGAAGTATGCACTTCCAGCCGGACTACCTTTCAAAGCTACGACATCAGCTCTAATTTCAAATTGAAGTTCAACACCCGCTGATAGGATTACAGGGCTGTCTGTGAAATCGAATGTGTTATCACCCAACACCCAAGTAAGCCCATCAGTATCCTTCTCGAATGAGGTCTTGTTTGGGATGTATTTTAAAGCAACGCCATTACTGGTTTGACTAACTTTAATCCTGACATTAGTCATTGGAGCATAAGTGCGGAACTTAATAGCGTTGGTTCTGGCATTGTTCTGCACAACGTACAAGAATGTCAGCGGATTGTCTGGGAGATTTGTACTGTCAATAGGCTGAGCACCAAATTCAAATTCAGGCTCAATCAAATGAAATACAGTAGGTTCAGAAGATGCAGCAGTACGTGGAGTATAGAAGTCCACAATCGTATACTGACGGTCATTCAAAAGGTTGGATATACCGAGGAAACCAGCCACTTCGGACAGCTTCAGGACATCGCCGAAGGTAACAGACCCACTTTCTACTCCGAAGCCCGGAGGTGCTAGAATTGTACCATCTTCCAGAACACGCATGCCAGAACCACCAAAGGTTCCATCTAGGAGTTTGTAAGGAAGTTCACCAATAGGTACACCAGCAAGAGAAACAACTTCACCATTCGGGCCTTGTACGACAGGTGTGATGTCTACCCATTGTCCGGCAACACGCTGCATAAACGAAGAAGTGAGTGCCGTGTCTGTGTAGATAAGTCTAACTAGAAGATCACTGTTACCATCGTAGACAGCTAAGTTAGACGGGTTACTAACAAAATAGCTATCTCGTGCAGCTTCTGCTGCTGTCCTATCCGCACCCATGAAGTCATGAGTCTGTGGACCCATACGAAGGGATTTACTAATTCGTGTGTCAGTTGCACTCATAGTCTATCTCCTTATACAAGTTGTTGTACGGAGACGTGAGTGTTACCAATCTTTGCAGCCTTAGCCCAAACGATATCTGTTTCGTTTTCGATATACAGATACTTTAAAGGTTCAATCACTTGACCATTTTCAGAGGAGGCTGCTGGGAGAGATGCTGCAATAATAATGCGTACAGGTTCACTTCCCTTGTTCTGAATAGAGAGGGGAGTGCCAGTAATTAGTGAGGTTGCGAGGTTTAAATTCTGATAGGCAGTGCCAGTCAGTAGAACGTCAGGCAGGGTTGCCATCGTTATTCTCCCTTCAGAGATGGCTCTTTGAGCCTTATTGTTATTGTTACAAAGGGGAATATACACTTCAACTGTATGCACAGTTGTATATTGAATTTGTGTCATCAGCACCCACACTACCATGGCCTGACAAGCTCTCTGAATGCAAAGTCATTCAGCTTCTCCACTTTGATAGCTTACCTATCAGCATTTACATCAGTGATCCGCCAGAACCACGGGTTTCCGAACTAGGCAGCTCAGAAATTCTTTTCAGTAACAACAATTCAGCACAATACCAAGCCATCTGATACTGTTCAGCTTTTATGTTACTCAAACATTACATTTACACATGAATGTTTAGTATATGTTACTTTTACTACTCGTCTTCGTCAGGTTCAACAAACACCAATGACAAACGTGGCTTCATTTCAGATTTGATCTGTTCCGGAGTTTGCTCTTCACTTTCTTCGTCATCATCCGAACGCTTACCTTCCATACGGATCTTAGTCAGACTAGCTTCTTCACTTGCTGCAGCACGGTCGAGCGCTATGATGCTGGAAACGACCCACTTCGAAGAATCTAACTGCTGAGATTCTACTTTCTCGCCTTCTACACTCTTCTTGATATTCTCAAGTGCAGTTGGTTCGATTTCACGAAGTTTTTCGGCCGTCGCACGAAGCTTTGATTTCTGGATGCGAATTTTACTGTTCGATTTCGTGTTCCTATTCGAACGTGGTCCATCAAACCTAGTATCAGGTGATGGGTTCGGATTTGTAATTTTCTTAGCCATTTTAGTACCTTACATTAAAGCAGCTTGAATTATGAAACATAAAGGTCCCCCAAAGTGCTTGTAAAAAAGTTCCAAGTAGCATTAGGGTTTGTTGATCCAATAGGTGTAGCCTTCAATTGTGAAGAGGCGTCAATAGACCATGTGAACGATGGGAATGTTCCACCAGCACCAGTTAGAAGCCCAACAGCACTGACAGTTACCAATTGAGGAGCAAGAGACGTGGCTCCCTTAGCTACCTGAAGGATGTAGTGTGCTGTCTCAGAAGCATTTGCATCGACTTGTTTAACTGTAATGAACAATACACCGGAAAAGTTGGTTGCTGTACCATCTTGTGAAACACAAGTACCAACCACGTTTCCGGTGGTTGTCAGGTTCTTGGAGATTGTCTGTGATGCAGTGTTGATCCTTTTAGATGAATAGTCCCTACGTGCTGTGCTGTTCTCGTCACGATTACCCACACCAGTGATAAAATCATAGGAAGTTCCCAGTGGGACGTTAACGGTGTTATACCTTGCTCTTGCTCCTTTGGAACCCTCAGAGTCAGTGGAGATAGATATCCCAGATGCCCCAGCAACGCCTGAGTGTAGATAACAGCCCTCAACAATAGCCTTACCTTTGTTTACCCTAATACCAGACCCATTGAATTGGTATGCTGTTACGTCTTTTACAACAACATCAGGAAGAAGCTCAAGACCTCCAGTGGGGGAGATGTCACCTGTGACATCTGCCACGTTGTTCAGGAATGCACTAGTAATCATGTAGGCATTAGCCTTACTACCTACGGCAGAGCAGTTCTCAATGCTTGCATTTTGAGCGCCGTATACCGAGAACGAATGTGATCCGGAGGTGGGGTTCCTCTCTATAATATCAACACCGCGCATGACAACATGCTCGTGGTAGCCGCCAGAGGCCGCCGCGATAATAGCCACACCTGTTGCGGAGCCGGCTGCTGGTACATCACCTACACTGAGGGCAGACGGAAGAACTTCAATATTACTGGCGATACCACACTTGTACAAACGATGAGTACCTGTGAAAGCACCAATAGTTTTGTAAGTACCTGTGATAGCATCTTCCTTGGTTTCAGCTACTTTAATAGTGTTAGCGTCAACTACAATAGCGAAATAGTAATTGGCCCGTCCAAAACCAGTAATCGCTGTGTTGTTCTGGCGGGAGTAAATTAAAGGGTAACCTGTAGTCAATCCGTGCGCTGTCAGGGTGAGAGCATTTGCGGAAGATGTGGTAAAATCGTATTTACCTAAAGTGTATGGCTCTATACCAATAACTTCACGCATAGTGTCGGTAGAGAACACCTGCATACTACCATGATCTACGTTCCCATATTGAAGGCCGAAGTTACCGCCTTTCTCACAGATAAGTTTTCCATAGCAGTTAGTGGACGGTCTGTTATATGGATAAAAAGCACTAACGCCTACGGCTCCACCCAAAGCAGTGCCATCTGAAATTACTTTCAAATCTAGGAATAGACCATCTGTATTATCTAGCAATATACCATGTTCGGCATGAGTACCAATACGAGCTACAGTGAATCCCTTCAAGGATATGTTCTTAAGTCTTGGTCCAGTGAATGGGCTTGCAAAGAACAGCTTACCAGAAGATGGAAACTTACAATAGATTACAGGTGAATAAGTGTCATCCCCTAATATATCCATTGAAGACCACGCATGTATTGTATCAGTGATCATGTACTTCTTGTTTCTTTTAAGCTTGATTGGTAAGCCCGAAGCTTCAGCTGCAAGGAAGGCTGGTGTACAATCCGTACCAATCTGGGTATCTGGGTCATAGTCACCAACTGCACCAAACAATTCAATAGGCACACGAGAGTCACCAAGTATGGAGTAAATAGTGGCTGGTGTGCCATCAAGATCAATACCGATCAAGGCTGCGCCTTTTAAATGATCGGAGTTGTTGGATAGATCTGCGATATCAGCTTTAGTAGAAAGAAGCCCTTCAGTATACACAGCACTAGCTTCAGCGGCATTAGCCGAATCCAAAGAATCCTGTGCAGATGTGGAAGCTTCAGTAGCCTTAGTGGTAGATACACCCGCAAAAGTACTAGCAGATGATGCACTATTAGCCGAGTTAGTTGCAGAGGTTTGACTTGCTACCGCTGACGTTTGAGAGGCTATTGCACTATTGGCACTGGCGGTAGCACTGTTAGTAGAATTCGTAGCTGATATAGCAGCAGCATTCTTACTAGCCAATGCAGCAGCAGCGTTAGCTGCAACTTGAGCTACTAAAGGATCACTCCCAGCAGTTTGCCCAACCATCAACAGAGCGTTAATAGTTGTCTCTGTTGTATCATCTGTAATTTCAATATTACCAATGCTTGTAAATGCATGGTAATCATTTACGAATACACTTACTTTATACCAACCATTAGGAACATCAATCTCGTATTCCCCGTCAATGTCTGTCTTAAAATCTTTAGTGACAAACATCAAGACATCGGGAGATGTATTATTAGCTGTAATCCGTACAAGTGAGTTTGAATATGGAACACCTGTAGGGGTTAGAAGAATACCTGAAAGAATCATATTGTCCCTACTGAATGATTGTGATAAATCACATATTGTTTTAATTGAATTTTCTAAATCATTCTGGCAAGACTACTTGCAATAATATCAATGGATAACAAAATGATTAAGAAAATATTCTCTTAAGCGAGGAGAGAGACACTTAAGAGAATATGAAAGACAAGCTGATAGGAGAGGATCAGTTATCTTTAAGATCCGGCATAGAGGAGGAGAGACGCCGGGAGGAACACACCTTTCTAGAATTTGACCTTCGTGGTGTGGTGAAACTGGTGCGGAACGTAAGACTCGAACTTACACGTCTTTCGACAGCAGTTTCTAAGACTGCCATGGCTACCATTACATCAGTTCCGCAAATTGGTCTAAGCGGCAGGGATCGAACCTGCGAGTACTCGGTTCCAAACCGAGACGATTACCACTTTCGCTACGCTTAGATAAAACTTAAAATAGATGCTCTGCTCACCTTCCCAACCCACAGACACTTCGGGAAGCTACGCGACCTAATAAGGTTTCGACTTATTACAAAGTCTCATCAGGCGTATTAAATAAGTGTGTCTGACTGGATACCTACTTGCAGAGCGGTGGTATCGTACGCTCGTAAATTAATGCTGGTGTTGTTTATCTCGTCTTTATCACGAGGTGGCAGAATCCAGCAACTGCGCATTCTTTAACAAGTGATCTGAACAGGACTTTGAAAGTCTGTCAACTTCCACTGTTTGAAGTAGTCTGAAGGATACACCCGAGTAGGTATGTCACCAACCCCTACGAATACTTCTTTGTTACAATCAGGTGTACGCACTGGCGTGACTTTATCAAACACAAGCTTCAAATGATCTTTAATAATCAACCATTGTTTTTCAGAGATGGTGTCTGTGTCGGATAGTTCTATGAAGCCTTGGAGCCAATATGTGAAGCTTTCAGAATTCATGGTTTTCTCCGCCCAGTTCTCGACTGGATATACTTGATTATTGCACGTTTTAGGTTAGTTGTCAACAACTATTATTCGTATTTAGGTAAAATAGTCTTATAAACACTGAAATCAGGGTCTGTTAGTGATTCAAACTGATATTCCATCCGAAACACTTCAATACTATCTTCCAAATATTCTACTTCAATATCACATACACAATAATTATTAATACGCCCACATTGTGAGCAAAAGCAAATCTCGCCCATAATGTGGACTCCGTTAGTTGTTTCTCAAGTTCATGTAGTAAAACACAATTGAGCTCGTTCTGTCAAGGTTTTAGGAAAATAAATATTAAAAATGTTCTCCGTAGTTATCATTCACCAACAAATCCTCTACAGAATACCAATTCTTACATTCCAACCTACTGCCACGAGCTTCGTTAATTTTCTTAGTTGTAGGCCAAGAATTATATTTGTAGAAATACTGAATCCATACACAAGATTCAGTAAGCTTGATTTTGTTGATGCTCAGTTTTAAATCATAAGGGATTAAGTCTGTAAATTCCTCTTCAGTCTTGAAAGATTTTAGAAGGTCTATGCGTCCAGAGTATCCGGGATAGCTTTTCCACCAATCACTCATTTCTTATCCACCTTACAGAATGTAGTATCACCCAATACTGTTTCCCAAGCTGAGAACATAGCCTCTCTCAAGTCATCTTCAACAGAAGCTTTAACTAGGCAACTGTCGTGATAAGCCAATACTGTGTGTCCCTTAGCCCCCATTGCCCCAACAATACGCATCATGATCTTACTATCAATGTTTTGAAGAACAATACCAGCATCAGAGAAGAAACGATCTTTAATAAAATCATTATGTGTTTGCACAGCCTCAAGAACAGCACAATAATCTGTCTCACCAATCAAAGCATAGAAATCCTGATCTTCAACAGCCTTGGAACGATCTTGTTTAACCTTGTTACCAAGTGTCCATGCTGCACTATTCTTGTCGTTAGAGTTCATACCAATCAAGATAGCTAACTTAGCTAATTGACGGACAGGGTTGTGTTTCTTACCCGTCTTCTTTTCCCACTCATCTTTCAATCGACCATCAACCTTCAGGAATGACAAGTCTGCATCATATGGAGAAAAGTCTTTACCCATCACGTCATAAATATTAAATCCGTTTGTTTTGTACATCAACTGATAGCAGATAGATGGGTGGATTGCAGAGTAGTCCAGTTCCACACATGACTCGCCATCAATCATTAGAGATGACGCCCGCACATGCTGAGGGAGTAATTGCACACCACCACCTAATGTGTACAGCCGACCTCCACTATCCATATCCCCACTAAAGATGCGACGATAGGACACATCAGCAATAGGAACGCCATCAAATGTAATCGAACTGCCTTGCAGAGTGTCATTCATATCTCGTACCTCATTTTTAATTTCTTTAAAACCTTTATGTCCACGAGTAGGCATTTGTTCTTTAGTCTCCCGATCACGAATGATAGCTAAATCATTATCTTCTAATTCTTTCCAAAGATTGTAGGACGTATTAACATTCTCCCACATCTCTTTTGTACGCTTCCTGAAGATCATACAAGAAGCAATTGCTTCATCAGGGACAAGCTTTCCTTTCTCCATCTTCCAAGACTTAACGTATCCTTTATAAAGGTCAATATACCCTTTCTCCTCCAAGAAATCAACAAGAGATTTAACCTTTCTGTAGTTGATACCTTGTTTTGTCTTGCTATATGCATTCCTATCCAAGCTAAAGACAAATCCATTAGCTTTCTTCTTGATTGCACGAGCAGAGTTAGACACCCACCATCTAACTGCATCTTCCCATTTGTATTTAGTATGCTCCATCACATCATCTACTATCTTCTTGTAGTATTTAGATTCATGGTAATAGATATAGCTTCTTACACACTGTAGGTTAACAGCATAGACATCATACTCTGTCATATTACTTAATTCATAGATCAATCACTTATTCTCCTTATGATTGGTTAGTAAAAAAAAAAAAAAAAAAAAA